TGTCGGCGCGCACAGAAAATAGCTTAATTGAAAATCATCAGCACAACTGACTGCAGGAGCTGTAAATGCAATCGCTGTCGATGTGTTAATGTTAGATCGATTGTAAATCGAAACCGAAACGATCGGTTGACTCACTTCAGTTGGAATAATATTTGAAGACGTTTGTGGTATATTCAACGACATCCGTGTTCGAGACTGGTATGGCACTTTAAAAGACGCCACTCCTTCATCGTTCAAGTACATAACTGATGTAAATTGTTCTCCCTGACCAGAGGAAGGATTGCCCCAATTCGCTAGCGCGCGCCCATTGCCGACGCCAGCACTCGCAGCGAGCGACATTGTTTCTATCGCACCATTCGTAACTAGGTGTGCTTCCCAACACTGAGTCGTTTGCGTGACGGCATTGTTCTTCATGTGCACGATCATACCTCCTCGATAAAAGGCGTACATATTCATAACATACGATAAATGTGTACCACCCCATACATTGTAGGTATACGCACCTGAACTCAAATAAGGTAAATAATTAAACCATGGCCAGATACTCAGTGATCCATTCGCCGCATAACTCAACGCAGTTGTGACGCGAACTTCGCTCGCACGGGATAATAACTGCTTCAGATTGACGAAATGCTCACCTATCCCTTCCTGAGAATACTGGGTCGATGGAGGAGCACACGGCTCATGACCCACAACTTCGGATACGATTTCTTCACCACTTTGTAAAGATACTGGTGGTTTGATCGTTGCGCCCAAAGGTACTTGAAACTCAAAGTCGTCTCCACCGGAGAAATACATTAATAAATCTACTGTGGAAGATGCTGTCTCAGGAGCACGTAATTCATTAAGGACTAAAATATCTAATCGCCCTGAATAATCGGTCACTTGAAGATAATTTTGCGCAATCAAATACGGTAAATCTAGCTCAATCTCTGAGCTGGTGCGCAAATCTATAATTTCACGCAACGCGATATTGCCTGTGACCAAAGTAGGCGACGTGATCGAGCCGGCAGACGGTGTCCATGTGATCTGTAATCTGCCAGTGTGAAACGCTGTCTTTGGTAATTTGATGCGCACTTTCATACATCCTCGCCAAAGCACAAATCCTTGTGCTAAATACGCAATTGGCGGGCCGACAAGATAGTTAAGCACGTGGCCAGATTGAGATTTTGCAAGAGACTTTGTTAAAGTGCTTGGTGATATATTCACAGAATACAACGATGTTCCACTCACTTGAGACGTGCTCCACGATAGTGTTGTAATGAGTGCTTCAACGCGCTTCAAAAATTCAAAGCTCATCTCATCTTGGCTACGTATCGACACTGTATCATCGATTGACAATGATGTATCACTAATTAGCGCCAATGGCATGGCAGCATCGACTCCATTCGACACTGCCATGTATCGATTGTATTGCTTACTCATAATGCCTGGCGCCTGCTGCGATGAAGGTTTGCTCCAACCGAGAGCTCCTGCCACATTACCCATCACACCGAGCACCCATGATGCTGGTTGCATAATAGGTGCCAATGAAGGTATCGCACCAAAAGCACCAGCGAGTTTTGATCCCGATGACAATATACCTGATACGACACCTTTCTGCGTTGCGTTTTGTTCCTCAATCGTGGTAATACTCTTTGCGGAATAACGCTTCGATGCCAAAGACTTGGACTGTGGCACTATTGGAGCTGCCATTTCCCAATCTTCGAACCAAAACCATACAGAATAGTCGATGGTTGTCTCACCTGCAGCGCCTGTGCGCATTTGACCTAATACATCAAGAAAGAATGTGCACCAATCATACGTGTTCCCTTTACGATCATACCAATGATAAGGTGTAACATATGGCATCTTCATCTCAGCACTCGCCTGCCGACAATCGAGCTCGACATGAGGGTGCTGCACCGACTGAGCGGTGTCAGAATTTACCATTGTCGCATAACCACTAGCCGAAGCACTTGCTTGATTATAGCATGGAATCGCATGTAAAATCAGCTTGCCTTGCTGAAATGGATTAGCATTAATCTGGATTCGCACGCACGCTGTCCCGCGCAATAAATTGAATCCTTCAATCTTATCCACCCAAAACGAATTGGATAACAGGGTAGATGCGGTACTAATAGTGAGTAAGTTAGTACCTTGCACTTGACTAGTAGTCCAAGTGCCTTGACTAATCAGAAACGGCTTCGCTAAAAATGAAGCCATATCTTGATTGATCACACCGTAGTTGGAATCTTGTCGGACGCTAAAAGTTGTTGACTCCATCTCGGCGTCTTCTGAAATTGTTGTTGTTGGTAATAATGATGTTGACATATTGATAAATTGGACTATACTCATCAGGGTAGTTCCATGAATCCCCAAGAGTCGGGTTTCCCCAATTTCACTATCCTTAATTAGTGTGCTTATAGTGATACTTATGCACTGCTCGCAAGCAGTAAACCTATTAAGATGCATGGTCACAACTAATACGTGTTTAATGTCGCGCCCGACGGATACTGGATTTTTTGTTATTAGTTCGTGTTTAACGTCGCGGCCGACTAATAGAAATAATCACTACTCTGCGCTTTCTCAAAATAATGCTCCCAATGCGTAAATTCAGGAACATAATCGAATTCGAGTAAAGCTAGATCAGCGATAGATTGATAATACTCTTCAAACACATCTCTCCCATGGTACGACAGTTCTCGCAAAGCCCACTCAAGAGTCATCTCAAAACTTCCTTCTGGAGCATTCACACGCTTCCAATTTAAAGCTTCAAGGATAATTTCCAGTTTAAGCGTTGCAACATCTCTACCATTAATTTTATTAAATGCTCGTTGCAGAAATGTTAAATCTTCCGTTCTTTCGGTGTACAATCGATCATTGGCAATTTTCGTCGAATCAGTGTACGTCATTCCGATCTTCGCAAATTCTGCTGTTAACGCCGGCATTGTAATCTGCTCATAATCATGAGACCACACTATGTCATCTCCGAAAGTATCAATGTACAAATGATCTTCAATTTCGGCAAAGTTGAGAGTCTTAGCTGGATACGCCATTGCATCACCTAATAGCACCGCGTAAAAACAGTACCTATGAGTGATACAATTTGCAATCGAATTCACAGGAGTTGTTCCAGGATATCCTGAAATATGACCATTGGCACCTTTATACACGTATGATGCAGCATCACCGACAGCAATGTGTAATGCTGATGCGGCGGCGTCTGCGAGAATCATGCGAATTTGATTCTCTTCACTCGACATAGGTCCGGTCATACGACACATTACTGTATGTGCCAAGATGATGACGAGATATGGTAGAGTTCCATCATAATTCTTAAAATCTCCATCACCCTTGTATAAATGGGCGTCGAGACCTCGTCGAATAACACTCCACTCCTCCGATGAGAACGGATTTGTTCCCAACGCGACTCCGTTGCGATTACGATTCTTTCGAATGTGTGCTATGATCTTGTTGTAGTATCGCGCATATAGTGCATTATTACGAAAACTGTTGTTAAAAAACATTCGTGGATCTTTACCTAAAGGACGTGTCTCGGCTTTCATGGTATCCAAAGCCAAAACTTCTGGCACAACACCCATTGATCGTAAATGTTCATCATCTGCTTCAAGATCTTCGAGTAATCGAATTCCTGCTGGTGTATCGAATTTGTAATCACCTTCAGATCCAAAAAAATCTTTTTTCCCATTAGATCGCTCTAACATGTAAGGTGGTCCCATCGATGATTTTCTATTCACACCAGGTAAACCATAAGCTCCACGTATGACTTCTTTAAAAGTCATCGTTCCTAGATCGTTGACGGGATCTTTATCAGAATTACTCATCATTGACTTAAGAGTCTGTGTCGCTGCTTCTTCCATCAAAGCAATGTTAATTGCGGCTCCATTAAGTCCATATTTATTTCGCAACTTAACGAGAATTCCATCAGCTTTCAAATCAACAGGGAATTTGCGCGGTGCTGCTAACCTACCAGCAATTTCCGACGGTACTATCCCAACATCGGTACCAACACGGTACTTATTTGTCATCCCTTCCACAGAAAAATGTTCTGGCACAACCACACGAGCTCTCGCGATATCGCATGATTGAAGAACGGTTGGTAGTGGTGATATTTTGGTACTCGATGGGGGCTCGATTCTACTCCATTTACCACGAATCTTCATGAAACTCATCATGTCGTCACGATGTAACGCGACAGAATGACCAAGTTTGCCGTTACCAGCAACGTGCATTCCAATTAAAGACATGGAATACCGCTTATCGGTAGCGAATAATAGAGAACCACAATCTCCTACTGCATTAATCGTATCATACGAAATGCAATCTGTAAGTTCTAAATAACTCGCACGAACACATGCCGTATTGCGATAAGCTACCACATTACTACCAAATGGTCCATTATGAGATGATTTCCATAACGCGCAATGCAACTTCTTTGTATCGGTAAACGGATTATCATCGGAAAATGGTATATGGTGAACCATTGAATGAACAGGTGGGAAAGTTGGTGGAACACGTCCAAAAACTAATTCGCCTGTTGAAACTCCATCAAGTTCATCCGCCCACATAATATCTCCGAAATACATCGAATTGTGTTGAAGTGGTGCACTTTTTGGAGTGAACACGATTTGTTGTGTCGCGCCCACTTGATCATACATCTCCTTACCTTTATCAAAAAAGTGGTGGAGCATAACAAAATTGAAACCAGAAAAAAACAGCACCATCCCTAGTCGCTTGTCAAGACCAGGCATTGTTACTTCAAAAACATTATGTGAAAATATACTCAATATCACATCCTCAACATTAGTTGAGAAAATGTTTCCTTGTAACTGTGCTGCGACTTCTATTTCGCCTTCACCTCGAACTATATCAAATTCTTTCCCTTTCAATTTAGATACCAATTGGCGTCGTCGTTTCAGCTGACGCTTAGAAAGTTTCTCCTGCAAGTCGCCTGACTGAAGCTCAACTACTTGTTTATGAAAGAAGAATTTGTAACCATAGTACACTGCTGCGCCCGCTAGTCCAAGCGACAACACAATTGCTGTATACTTAGATAAATCGCGCCACATCGTCAATCCTGATCGAAGTAGCTCAGATTTCTGGACTATCACTACTTCGTCTATCAATTTGTTCATAGATAGCAAATACTCAGAACGTTCTTCTGGTGCGTACGCATGAAATTCTTCAACACTCAAGTCCATATCTGGAACAGTCTTCAAAACGCTCTCCAAATCGTCGCGGTTAACTCTAGGAAAAAACGTTTGTAGTATATCAACAAAAAACGTCTCGCCCGACTGTAATCTAGCGCGTCGATTTTCGACCATTCGCTGAACCATCGAAATCTTTGCCGTTCGGGCAGCTTCGCTTTCTCTACGATGTCGAATAACGTCTAACCGCAGAATCTCAAGGAATTTGGCACCATCAATGAATTCGGCGCCGTGAGCGGGTTTTCCTGCAAGCCAATCCCAATCGATAACATCAACATATTTTGGTGAATATTTATCATCACCACTATCGGCACGAACGCGCTCTTTATCTAGTCGTCGATCCAAAATATTTTGAGTCATGGTCGCTTTACTCGTCCACTCTAACTTCGGTATCACGGCAACAATCCTATCAAAACGCCGCACTATAGCTTCAGGTGATTCTATTGATTTGTCTTTAAACTGAGTCACATTCGAATTAACTACGACTAAAGCTGGTGTCGCTAAGTGTCGTCCTTTGCTTTCTACATCCGCCGCATCAAGAGTATACTTAGTAGACCCCATAACTCGGAGAAATGCCATCAACTCAGGACTAGCTGTCCCTGGGACACCTGGAGTTTGCATGAAATCGTCGAAACAAAAAGCCACTTGACCTGTGAAATTTGTGCCCATAAACTTTTGTTCACTAAACATACGATGGACTTCACTTTCGGGATCTTTAATCAAGCTATCTAGTCGCTCAGGTGGAGCAACTTCGATTATCGATTGATACATTCCCACATCAGATATTGTCGTTTTACCGACACCTGGCATCCCAATGAATCCGACAGCATATGCGATACATCGCGATGCGGCAGCATCAACTCCTTGTTGCTTAAACATTGTCACGTATGCTTTATACTGCGTGATGACGTACGACAAATTGCTACGATAATTTGTATTTTTCTCATTGTCTGGAATTCGAATCAAAATACGCTGTAAATAAAGCAACTTATGCGATAAGAACTGGTATCGTTCTATCGTCATATTCCGATCTTTATCAAACGCCTCTATGAAAACTTCTAACTCTTTGAAACTCTCAGTAACCTCAGGATAAGGATCTGGTCTCTCGGCGCCCGAAAAATACAAACATACACTCCTAAATATCTCGTAAATGGAATCGACAGTAAATGTCATGCCGCGCATCAATGATGGTGCACTTTTAATCACGTCAGCCACTTTATGCGTAGTAAAACAATTTGCGCTCTTCACTGCGATAGCTGTCATAAATAACTTCGCAAAAATATCAACGAACGTCATTTTATCTGCTTGCAATTCAGTAACTAACGCATCTTTCTGAAGAACTTCCTCGGATATGACGTCAAAAACATCTGTCAATGGCTGAACTAAATCATCTCCGGCGTACAATCGTGTGAGCAGCGAGCATAAGTCGCATATAGATGTAAATACATGTGGTGCCACTACTTTGAAAACATACGCGGCGACCGCTGCTGATAATACAAGAATAATTCGTTGAACTGTTGGATCACTAGATATTTCTTTTAATTTCGTCATCATTGTCTCGAGAAAAGGAGCTGAATGCTCAACTTCTACTCTAATTGGTTTGTCCGTTACGGAAGACATAAATGAACTAAGAAAATCTCGAGTCTTGTCATCGACTCGGTGCGTCAACGAAGGTATCAAATTAGAGAACATTTGTAAATTTATCTCTCCATCATTTGAGTACCGAATGCGGCGCAACAAATCTTGTGCTTCTTCTTCAGCCGTCCTAAAAACGAGCTTACGATCGCACCTTCTCATTGCACGACGCTCCAACAACTCATTTCTTTTGGTAATAATTTTTGGTGTCGACATAATAATTTTGTCTAACTTCGGTCCAATTTTTGCTAACAATCTTGCACGGAAGCTACTAAATTTGGGTTTCGCATACACTGGGCGGAGCAACTGACTTTGTTTGGCGGCGTCAATTGTTACGCTCTGTGCATACGAAATCTTCACGTCGATCTTGGACGCGACTGTTATAGCTATCACATCGCTAGATTTTGGCATCTTCGGTGCTTGATTTCTAAATATATTTTTTTTCTTTTTTTGATTAAATTCCTGTTTCGATAAATCCACAGCTCTGCGGGCCCGTAAGAATAGAGTTCGTACTTTTGCTTTACTCATTTTCTTGTCTTTGGCTCCCTTGCTCTTCCATCCTGGATTAGGCTCAATGCCTTGAGTGGTTAAATCAGGAATCCATCCTTGGACCACACCAAGACCACATGCTGTCAAATTGTATAAATGATCGATGGGGTCATCAGAACTCATCGCCTTCAAATTATCGAATGGTATCATAGAGCAACAGTGAGTTTGTTGTGCTAACTGAAGGTTGACATTGTGCATTATGATCTGGATATAAAACCAGAACCATATCACAAACATACCTCCACAATACACTGGTAAAGTGACAAAAAATATGCCCACTGGATGCATTCTACATAACGCAAGAGCGTAGCTAGAGAAGCAACAACATGCGTACACGCATGCTATCAACATCGACGTTAAGCAAAAGTTGACCCATACATTCCAAAATAATATAAATATTAAGGCTTGCTGTATCGAGATCCATCCTGGATTGGGCTCAACACCCTCTTGGGTTAAATCACGAATCCATAATCCGTTGTCATGCGGATCGTTTGAAAGATAATTGACATGCTGCTCAGGCCCATCTAGCTCGATAAACATGTCGTTATACACATCATCCAAATTAGTATAATATTCTGCAAGAACTAAATTCTCACCATCCTGTTCGAACTCGTATGACCTGCCTTCAGCAGATCGAAAAAATACAATCAAACATACGGCTGTTGCGAACAATAAGTAAAACATTGTTGCCCATACTAAAATAGATGAAATAATCATGCGCTGATGTAACTGCGCTAATCGCAACTGAATAATATCAACCACTGATGATATCAATCTGCGATATTCTCGCGAATACGATGCACCTTCTCGGCACATTCGTTTCTTTTTCTTCAAGAAAAAGAATAAAAGTACAGTTAAAAAATAATACTGTACGGTGTTACAGGGACGTGTTACCAACACGTCAAACACATTTAGCGCAATTCCCACGATAATGTCCAACGTTTCTGCCATATTTATAAGATGTGTTACGCAGCGCGAAGCATTACGCAACACAAATAAATGCGCATTGTGACTTTATGTGTTTATCAAGGATTGTTAATATAAAAACAATCTATTAGAACCACTTTTGGCCATCTGTGTGTTTCAGATGCCAAACGTCTCTTTCTATTACAAAAGAGAACACGCCTTACTGCGAAATCTCGCCGGGAATTGGTTAGATTCTTCGACTAATGCACATAAGACACACCGGCGGGGAGGACCGGGTCCCATAATCGGGAATAGCAGTCTAGGTCGACGGAGAAAACTCAACAACCTATCATAACACATCTAAAATTTAAACCATCACTCATATTTAAAAGTTATACTAATATTACTCATAATATTCTTCACTTCCTGTGGTGTAAACGTTATTGGCTAATAAAACTGCCATTTTCCAAACAAACACAACATAAGTTTAACTCGAGTAGAGACTCGAGTACTATCTTATATAATAATCGTTCAGAC